CTAGGGTTTTCTGGGTGCGAGATCTTCCCGAAGCAAGATAAGATTTTATCTGAGCGTGGTGATGTTGGTAATTTTATTAACATGCCGTATTTTAATTCCGATGAGACGATGCGCTATTGTTTCAATAAGAAATCCGAGGCTATGGAGCTTGGGGAGTTCCTAAACGCAGTAGAAAAAGGCAAAGTGTCTGCCTCGGAATTAAACGAGATGACTTTGGGTGGTAAGCGAGAACATTTTACAGATGGTCCCTATTGTTTAGAAGTCATGACGAGCCAAGGTTCAATCACCGAGTATCGCAATATCTTTATGTTTGCGGTCGGTGTGTATTGCAGATTGAAATGGCCTGACGATTGGAAGAAGCACCACGAGGAATACAATCGGATGCTTTGCAAGCCTGCCTTGGCTGCGGGCGAGATCATCAACATTCAAAAGTCCTTGGAGAAGAAAGATTATTACTATCAGTGTGATGTTTGTCCTTTGAAGGATCATTGTGACAAGGATCTATGCAAGACCAGACCGTTTGGTGTGGGAACTGACGTTTTCCCAGATGCGGCTCATATTGGTGGATTAACTATTCTTTTATCCGAGCCTCGACTGTACTTTATGGATGTGGACGGACGAAGACTGCAACTCTCTACGGAGCAATTACAAAACCAAGTTCTTTGGCAGAGAGCTTGCATGGAGCAGATTGATTTGATGCCTCCGATTATGAAACCACAAAAGTGGCAGGCTACGATTAACAGTTTGATGAATAACTCCACAAAGTTAGCCGTACCAGAGGAGCTTACTCTAAGCGGCCAGTTTAAGGAGCATCTCAGGACCTTCTGCACCAGTAGGATTCGGGCTATGGCTCCAGAGGAATTGGAGATGGGCAAACCCTGGACCGAGGACGGAGTAACCAAGTTCAAGATCGAAGGTCTTATGGATTATTTAAAGAACAGGGATTGGCGGCATTGGTCTAAGGCTCAAGTCCAAGAAGGAATTAAAAATTTAAACGATGGTGAGTACCACGGTCACCAGAACATTACAAGAAGCAACGGGAGCAGGACCACTTTGAGAGTGTGGTATGTTCCAGCCTTCGAAAAAGAAGAACCCACAAAGGAGAACGATAATGACGACATCCCATTCTAATAAGCTGCTACGAGTTGGTGAGCTGAGTGATTGGTTAGGAGTTTCCAGGTCCACTATATACAAGTGGGTCAAGGACGGAATGTTTCCCGAGCCAGTTATCCTAGGTCATGATGACGGGAAACGAAGTGCTAGTCGATGGAAGACGGCGGACGTTGAGACTTGGCTGAATTCTCGGCCTCGCGGCGTTCAAAATGAGCTCCGATAGCCTTTTAATTTTTGGCCCTCCAGGTTGTGGAAAGACCCACACCTTAATTGAGAGTGTCAAAGAGGCTTTAGCTAACGGAACTCCACCTGATCGTATTGCTTTCGTATCCTTCACAAAGAAGGCTATCGCTGAAGCAACGGCGCGAGCATGTGCTGCCTTTAATCTAACAGAAAAAGACCTGCCATATTTTAGGACGTTACACTCTATGGCCTTTCGGGGTCTCGGTCTTCAGAGCAAAGACATGATGGATCGCTCCGACTGGAAGATACTGGGAGAGCAGTTGGGCATGATCTTTGAGGGGTCAGAGAATGTGTCTCCTGATGACGGGATGATTCTCCCGTTGGCGGTGGGAAACGGGGATAAGATCATACAACTTACAACTCGGGCCCGATACAGAAAACTTCCATACGAAGTAGAATACAATGAGAACGCCAATTACTCTATGTCATACGAGATGATGGTTAAGACTATGGTTGCATTAGACCGATATAAGACAGAACTTTTTAAGTTTGACTTTGTGGATCTGATTGAACGATACATCACGGACATTGAGCCCCCTGCCTTAGATCTTCTAATTGTAGACGAGGCGCAAGATCTTACACCATTACAGTGGGACATGGTGCAGAAACTGACGCTCAATGCACAGAAAGTTCTCTATGCAGGAGACGACGACCAAGCGATACATCGTTGGACAGGGGTGGATGTGAAGTTATTCTTAACATGTTCAGATGAAAAGCATATCCTTACCCAGAGTTATAGACTTCCAGAGGCGGTTCATTCCTTATCACAACAAGTAGTGCATCGTATCCAACAGCGGCAACCCAAGGACTTCTTAGCAACTCGGGAGCGCGGATCGGCGAGCTTCCACAGGAGTATCGACAGTTTAGACTTAAGCCAAGGTTCGTGGACCTTGATGACTAGGACTAATTCAATGGCTAGAGAGTGGGCAGAGCACGTTAGATCGATGGGAATACTGTACTCGATAAAGGGTCGGAGCAGTGTCAGCCAGTCCGTTGGAGAAGTCATTACTACCTGGAGATCTTTGCAGCGAGGAGAGAAGATTGGTGTTGCATCCGTCATAAAACTGTATGAGAATGTTCCTAAGATGGGAGACTTTCAAGTTGTAAAACGAGGATCGGGCAAGCTTTTGCAGGCCATTAGTCCAGACAGTTTCCTATCTTACGAGGACTTATTAGAGTATGGAATGGTTGCTCCTAAAGATCGAGATCCGATGGACGTTGCCCGACTTGGTACAGACGCTAGGTTGTACTTTGAGTCCATTGAGCGGCGAGGCGAGGACATCCTAGATGCACCTAGAGTTAAGCTATCCACCTTTCATGCAATGAAGGGGGGCGAAGACGATAATTGCGTAGTGTCTTTGGCATCTACCCGAGCGTGCACTGAAAATAAACACCAAGACGACGAGCATCGTGCTTTCTATGTTGGTATTACTCGAACCAAAAAGAACTTGCATATAATAGAATCAGATAAAAAGTATAGGTATCCGTTATGAAACGAACAGAAATATTGAAACGAGCGGAAGAACTCATCAATGGGAAGAGGGCCACGGAATATGGAGACGCTTATGAGAACCATGAGCGCATAGCCAAACTATGGACCGTAGTTCTTGGAATGGATGTGAGTGTTGGACAAGTCTATCTTTGCTTAAACCAATTGAAGGTCTCTAGACTTATTGAGACACCCGACCATGAGGACTCGTGGATAGATCTAGCTGGGTACGCCGCACTTGGCGGGGAAAGATGGGACGAATGATACAAGAGAATCTCTTCGAGCCTCTTGATCCTGACTGGAATATCCCGACAGAGTATCCCGACCTTACACATTACAAACAAATAGCCGTGGATCTCGAGACATGTGACCCGCATCTTACAACTTTAGGGCCAGGTTGGTCTAGAAAAGATGGCTTCATCGTTGGTATTGCCGTGGCGGCTGGAGATTATCAGGGGTATTTTCCCATCCGACATCAGAACGGGCACAACCTAGATCCCAAGATGACACTCAAATGGTTGAGGAAGCAGATGGCAACTCCTCATATTGATAAGATTATGCACAATGCCACCTACGACGCAGGATGGCTCCGTGCAGAGGGTGTTGAAGTACAGGGTAGGATCATTGATACTATGGTCGCAGCACCTCTGGTGGACGAGAATAGGTTCTCCTTCAGCCTAAATAACCTAGGACGTGACTATCTGGGTGAACGCAAGGATGAAAGGTTACTTAGAGCGGCGGCTAGAGAGTGGGGAGTCGATCCCAAAGGGGAGATGTGGAAGCTACCCCCTAAGTATGTTGGAGCCTATGCCGAGCAGGATGCGGTCTTAACTCTAAAACTGTATGAAAGATTAAGCATAGAGATCGTCAAGCAGGACTTGACACACATCTTTGAACTCGAGACGTCGCTGATTCCTTTAATGATTGACATGAGGGAGAAGGGTGTTCGCGTAGATCTAGATAAGACGGATCTTGTTCGTAAGGATCTTAGGATCAAGGTGCGAGAGTACAAAGCCGAGATCAAACGTAAGACGGGAATTAGTATTGAGCCTTGGGCCAGTGCTTCAGTTGCCACGGTGTTTGATGCCCTTGGTTTGTTCTATCCCAAGACGGAAGCGGGAAGTCCCTCGTTTACCAAGCAGTATTTGAATGCTCACCCTAACGAAGTCGCTCAGATGATTGTGAAGTTAAGGGAGTTTGACAAGGCGGATAGTACATTTATTGATAGTATCATGCGCCATGAGCACAAGGGACGCATTCATACGGAGTTTCATCAGCTTCGCTCAGACGGTGGAGGCACGGTTACGGGTAGATTTTCCTCAAGCAACCCCAACCTTCAACAGTTTCCAGCGAGGGATCCAGATATTAAGAAGGCTATTCGCGGATTGTTTCTTCCAGAAGAAGGAGAGAAATGGGGAAGCTTCGATTACTCGAGCCAAGAACCGAGGCTCCTGGTTCACTTCGCATCCTCCATTCCTGAGAGGCTTAGACATTCTGTCGTGAATACTATCGTGGAAGAGTATAACAGCGGGGATGTAGACCTACACCAGATGGTTGCGGACTTAGCTGGCATCACGCGGAAAGAAGCTAAAGTCGTGAACCTTGGTATTATGTACGGGATGGGCGTTGGAAAGTTATCCACACAACTCGACATAACTAAGGATGAGGCCAAAGAACTTCTTAGCGCACATCAAACGAGCGTACCATTCGTGAAACAATTAGCGTTGCTGGCAAGTCAAAGGGCCGAGGAGCATGGTCAGATTAGAACTATCCTTGGGCGTAAGTGTCGGTTCCATTTATGGGAGCCCAGGTCTTTTGAGTATAATAAAGCCTTGCCTTTAGAGGAAGCGAAGAAAAAGTATGGCGGCGTGGGAATGCTGAGACGTGCTTTCACCTACAAGGCTTTAAATAAGCTCATACAGGGCTCTGCGGCGGATCAGACTAAGAAGGCTATGGTTGACTGCTACGCCGAAGGATTGAAGCCCTTATTGACTGTGCATGACGAACTGTGCTTTTCTATAGAGAG